ATGTATTTTGACGTGCGTGCAGCAAAGCTTTTAAAGGCCGGCGAACACCTGGTGATCGACGGGTGCCCGGGCCTGCGCCTGGTGGCATCCGTCAGCCGCAAGACCTGGACCTACCGCTACAAAGCCGTGGCCGACGGCCGCATGAAGCAAGTCGCCCTCGGGCAGTGGCCCACGACGAGTGTGCAGACGGCTGCAACCCAGTGGCAAACCCTGCGCGAACAGCGCGGCGAGGGTGCCGACCCGGTGACCGAGCGCAAAGCACAGCGCCAGACCCAGCAGGGCGACGGCGCTGCAGCTGCTGTGTACACCGTGCGCCGGCTGGTGGATGACTACATCAGCGGCCACATCGAGCCCGGTCGCAAGGCCGCCGGCGCCCTGGCCGCCACACGCTCACTGCGCGCCGTGCTGGATGCCGACCCGGACTTTGCCGACAAGCCGGCCGCAGCCATCAACCGGGCCGCCGCCTTCACCGTTTTGGACGCCCGAAAAGCTACGCCGACGGCCGCCCAAAAGCTACGCTCGCTGCTGGGCGGGGCCTGGGATTACGCGCTGGATTCGGGCCAGCTCGACGGCGACGTGCCCAACTGGTGGCGCCAGGTCATGCGAGGTCGCCTGAAAAGCAAGGGCAAGATTGTGGGCGGTGAGCATGTCGGCCAGCAACGCCGCGTACTGCCGCCGGCCGAGGTGGCCACGCTGTTGGCCTGGCTGCCCAACATGCACGCACTGGGCTGGGATACCACTGCGATGTACCTGTGGACCTGTGCCCGGGGTAGCGAGATTCTGGGCATGCGGCCCGAGCACGTCGCCACCGAGGCCGAGGTGCTGTGGTGGACCGTGCCCAAGGCCCAGACCAAGAATGACCGGCACGCGCTGGCCGTAGATCTGCGGGTGCCGCTGTTTGGCCAGGCGCGGGCGATCGTGCAGCGTCGGCTGGCCTCGGTGGGCGAATCTGGCTGGCTGTTTGAGGATGCCCGTGGCGAGCAGTACGAGCAAAAAGACTTTTCGACCTACATCAACAGCCTGTTTGCTGGCTCGTCAAAGGACAAGCGCCGCCAGTCCGAGGGTTTGATCTTGCCCATGGCCCACTGGACGCCGCACAATCTGCGCCGCACCGGGCGCACGTTGCTGGCCCAGCTGGGTTGCCCCAATGAAATCGGTGAAGCCATCATCGGCCACATGCCAGAAAACATTGTGGGGACGTACAACGCCTACACCTATGACGCCGAGCGCCTGCATTGGCTGGGCCAGCTCTCAACCTATTTGAGCGGGCTGGCACCGGCCGATCAATCCGGCTTGCCGGCTCTGCCGTAGCCACTGTTCGCCGGCGGCAACAGGTCGGACTCGGGCCGTGTCCGTCCGAAGGTCACCAGATCGTCGACCAGCCAGGCCGAGCGGCCTGGGCTCAGTTTTTTCGGTTTTGCAACCTCACCTCGCGCTACCAGTTGGTCGAGCATGGATTCCGAGACTGACAAGAATGCAGCGGCATTCGCCCTGGCCAGGAACATGGGGGGGATTTGAACAATGGCTGGTTTCATTCCGGGTCTCCAATTCTTGGGTATTTATGTTTGGTGAATTCCGGAAACGCCATTTCGAGCAGGTGGTGCGCTGCGCTGCGATCAATGGAGTCCTTCACACGCCGCTGTGCCACGCGCACGAGGAGGTCCAGATCAAAGTGGAGACCACCCGGCAACTCGTGCAGCTCGAAGCGGGTAGTCAGCTCCCGGATATCGTTGCTGTCTGTCAGCCAGCGGGTGACGTCGAGCCGGGGTGGTTGATCGACCTGGCAGTGCAGGGTGAACTCGGTGACGTTGCGGCCGACCTGCAGCATTTCGCATAGTTTGCGATTGAGGTCTTTGCTCATTTGGATGTATTCCTATAAATCTTGGTGAAATCGCCCTTGACCGCATGCCCGCGCCAGCGCAATACGTTGGCAAGGTCGGCCCGGTCGGTGTGGCTGTGGCTGGCTTGCCGCAGCAGCCCTAAATAGCTATTGCCCGCGGTGAAAACCTCATCCGCCGGCATGGTGCGCAAGCGGCTCACGGCCGTGGCTACTGTCCGTTTTCGCGTAGTCCGGTTCCATGGCTTGATGACATGCCCGACAAAGTCAATGCCGCGCGCTATGGGCTGCAAAATAGTTTTTGTCGGGTTCAGGTGCGCGCCGAGGCGCTCAGGCAGCCAGGCTTCAAAGCGCTTCAGCGCCGCGTGCAGCCACTGGGGCGACTCGTGCAGCAACACAAAGTCATCGACGTAGCGCACGTAGTGCCGGGCCTTGATCTGGTGCTTCGCGAACTGGTCCAGCGCGTCCAGATGCACATTGGCGAAAAACTGGCTGCTCAGGTTGCCGATCGGCAGGCCGGTGTCCGGCGGCGCATTGAATAAACTCTTATGTGCGGGCACCTTGGCCAGCAGGTCGGCCCGGCCGCGCAGCTCGACATTGGTGCGCGGGTCGTGCATCAGGATGGTGTCGGCCAGATCCATCCACCAGCCCGCCGGCACTTTGCGGGCGATCTGTGCGCGAAGCACGTGCTTGTCGATCGCCACGAAGAAGTTTGACAAGTCGAGCTTGAGGTAAAAGGCCGGGCGGCTCCAGTTCTGCGTGATCGAGCGCACGTCGGCTTCCAGTCGCTGGGCCGCATACAAGGTGCCGCGCCCGGGAATGCAGGCGCTGCTGCCAGCGACAAATCCCGCGTGAAAGCGCGGTGCAATCTGGTTGTGCAGCAGGTGGTGCACGATGCGGTCTCTAAAATCCGCCGCCCACACCTCGCGCAGCTTGGGCCGGGTCACGACAAAGCAGGTGCTGCGTCCCGGGGTGTAGGTCTGGCTCAGAAGCTCGGCGCGAAGCGCGCACAGGTTTTGCTCGGCGTGCGCCTCAAATGCCTGCGCGCTGGCGCTTTGGCGCTTGTGGCGACGGCAGTCCAGCCAGGCTTGCACCAGGTCTGCCATGGTGAAGGGTGGGGCAACAGTCGGTGCTGGCGGCTCGTCGTGGGTGGGGAAGAGGTCAAGGGTCATGCTGTGTATTCCTGCTCTGCCATTTCGCAGAAGAAGCTGCACGACGGGAGTGCCTCATTGCGAATAAGAGGGCCAGCCGGAAGATCGTGAAGCGGAAATCTTTGATCTTTGAGTGGGCCTGAGCGATAGCGAAGGATGTAGGCCCCAGGCCCTATCTCCGCTTCAATATCGGCTAATTCTTTGAATTCGGCTGGGTAGTCCTCTCGGATGCCTCGGAAGTAGCCTTCTCCACCTTTGACGCATCCGATGCAATTAGCGTTCTCATAACCCTGCTCGTACATGAATGGCAATTTCAATCCGGCGCGCTGCACCATGGCTTTGCAATCTTCCTTGGTCAGCCCTTTGTCGATCAGCGGCGCAATGACTGGGCGGTCTGGATTGCGCTCGCGGAAGTCATCAAGGCGGTCCGATTCTTCGGCGGTGTAGCCAAAGACCATGACGTCGCCAGGCTGCTTCCATGCGTCCAACAGCTTGCGCTTCAACTCCATTGAACACGGCGCACCTCTTCTGCTCTTGATGAACTGCTTACGCCTGAAAACCTCGATCACATCAGCGCCATATTTCACGTCACGCAGCATAGTCATTGGGCGACCGAACCACGTTTCGCAGTCGGTAGCAAATCGCCGGTTGTCAGGATGTTCGTTCTTCAGAAAAGCATTGATGATCTGCACGTCGTGGCTTGCGCCGAACTCAGCAAGCGTCAATTTGGTGGCAACCGCCGAAGCGGCGCCGCATGAAAATTGACAGACGATGCGTGTCATATGGCGGCCCCTTGAGGGAATGAATCCGCGGAAGGCACGAACCCGATGCCCGTTGTCCTTGTTGTTCCAGTTCGAGTTGCCGTTCTCAAAGTCCTGGACGAAGGCGTTGTTGCGCGAGTTCTGCGATTTTTCGAGCTATCTACATCGCCGGGCCGAAGGCTTTCGCCGATCAGCCCAGTAACTGCGCCGGACCATAGCGCGAGCTGTTGCGGCTCGCCGGTCTCCGTGTTGCGCATGGCGGTGGGCTTGTGGCCCAGCGGCTCGACCGGATTCATTAAACGCACGGGCATGATGGCCTTGACCGTCATACAGCAGGCGCTGCGGAAAGATTGCCCAGGGTCTGCTTGCGCCAGCCGCCGGCTTGGGCGCCGACAGCGTCCAGCAGCTCGACCGAGCGGGCCCAGAGCTTGGGTGAGATCAGCCGCTTGTCATGGCTGACGCGCAGCATGGCGGTGGTGGCGCGCAGGTGCTGCAGCAGGGTATCGAGCTGCTCAACCCGATCACCACCGCGCGAAGCATTCGCCATGGCCATCGACTCCAGCATGTCCACGCACTTGACGTGGATTTTTTCGCCCAGGCTGCGCTTGAACATGCGCGGCATCTGGACCTGGACGTCCAGCGCCAGCGACAACAGGTCGCAGCCGTGTTTGTAAATAGGGAGTTCGGTGTAAATGGCCATGGTCAAAAAAATTCGCGGACCGGCTTGCGCCGGCGGGTTGTCAAAAGTGTTTAAGTGCTCAAGGATTCAAGTGAACCCAGCGGAAGGCACGAACCCGATGCCCGTTGCCCTTGCTGTACCAGCCCGAGACGCCGTACTCAAAGTCCTGGACGAAGGCGATGTTGCGCGAGTACTGCGTGCTGCTCCAGTACCAGCCCTCTTTGTTGAAGTGCTGCGGTGCGTAGATGTAGGCCATCAGCAGATCGTGCCGGCTGGGCAGGTGGAAATCGGTATGCCCATCAGCGGTGTGGGCGGCGGCCCAGGCGGCGGCCGGGTGGTCCTTCCCGGTAGCCAGCAGGGCAGCGGTATTGCTTGGGCCATCCAGTTGGCTGCAGGCGCCTGGCACGTCAAGGGAGGGGCCGAACAGCAAATCTTCAGCTTCGGTGTCGCTTGCAATCAGGTGGCGGGCAGCCAGTCCCAACGAGGCGGCAATCGTGCAGATGTAGCGTCCACCCTGGCCCGGCCAGTACTCGCCATGGGCTGGCGGGGTGTTGGTCTGTGTGATGATGGCCGGTGCGGTAGCGGTGGCAGTGGCAGTGGAAGTTGTCATAGGTGATCCTCGTAAAAATAAAAAAATCGCGGACCGGCGCGCACGCCGGTGAAGGGTTAAGTGTTCAGGAGCTCAAGTGGAATCCGGCGGAAGGCACGAACCCGATGCCCGAGGTCCTTGATGTCCCAGCCCGAGAAGCCGTCCTCAAAGTCCTGGACGAAGGCGTTGTCGCGCGAGAGCTGCGTACTGGTCCAGTACCAGCCCTCTTTGCTGAAAAGCTCGGGCACGTTGGCGGCGGCAGAATTCAATTCGCCCAGCGCGGGCAGGTAGAAGTCGGTGTGGCCGTCGATGCTGACCTCGCGCACGCGCAGGGCGGCCGGGCCGTTGGCCAGCACCATGGCGGCGGTGTTGGCCTGGCCATCGGTGCGGCTGCTGGTTCCGGGCACGTCGACACCGTATTCGCCCCAGGTGACTGATTCAATTTCGCCGACGGCGGCATCGGATACCAGCAGGGCGTAAGGTGGCTGCTGCACGCCGTCAACGGTGGGGCCGCGCAGGATGGCGGCAAAGATGCCGCCCTGGCCGGCAATGACGGCGCCGAAGGCGGGCAGGGTGAAGCTGTTTTGGGTCATGGACAAGTCCTATTGGTGGGTGAAAAAATCTCGCGAACCGGCTGCGCCGGTCAAGGGTTTAAGTGTTCAAGGGCTCAAGTGGAATCACGCGGAAGGCACGAACCCGATGCCCGCTGCCCTTGCTGTACCAGCCCGAGTAGCCGTCCTCAAAGTCCTGGACGAAGGCGCTGCTGCGCGAGCCCTGCGTGCTGGTCCAGTAATCGCTGCTTGTCTTGAAAATCTGCGGCGCGCAGATATGGCTCATCACCAAATCCAGCTTGGCGGGCAGGAAAAAATCAGTGTGGCCATCGGCGCGGTAGGCGCGGGCCCACTTTGCGGCTGGGTGGCTTTCGCTGCAGGCGCACAAGGCGTCGGTATTGGCGGCGCCGTCAATCTGGCTGGTGGCGCCTGGCACGTCGATGCTGGGCCCGAACTTCAAATCCTCGGCTTCGCCATCCCCGGCGATCAAATGGCGCGCTGGCATGCCAAGCAGTGCCGGCAGGGTGCAGAGGTAGCGCCCGCCCTGGCCGGGCCAGTACTCGCCCATGGCGGGCGGGGTGGGGGTGTCCGTGGGCTTGACGAGGGGCGCGGGCGTAGCGCCCGTCTCCTGTGTGCGCAGGAAATCCAGCAGCGCTTTGGATTTGCTGCACAGCTCCAGGGTGACGGGCAGGGTGATAGGTGTGAGTAGCATGGTGGTTTGGGTGGTGGTTTAAGTGGTTGAATTTTTTTTGAGCTTGGCCAGTTCGTCGCGTTGCTGCAGCGCCAGCTTTTCGAGCGCCCGGGTGTAGCCCGCGTCGTGGCCTTGCTCGTCGTGGTGCGGATCGATGCGGGCAATCTGTGCGGTCAGCCACTTTTCATCCGGTGTGACGTGGCGGATGACGTCGGCGCAGTCGGCCGGGTTGATGTAGTCGCTCATGCCGCGGCCCTCATTGCTTTGCCGCCCAGGGCCCGGATGCGGTCCATTTGCACCAGGCTCCAATAAGCAGCTTTTACGGCGATGCCATGGCGGTCAATGTCGATCAGGCCGTCCATGATGTGCGCCGCCGCCTTGGCCACGCACAGCTCCGGCCCACTGAAGCCGACGCGCCCGGTGGTGCGAAAGCGGGCGATCACGCTGGCGTAAATGTCAAGCTGCTCGGACATGGCGGCCACCGCCTCGGGCGTGAACTCGGTGCCGTCCTCTGTCTGCAGGCGCATGATCTGGCTGTAGGTGTAGCCGGTCTCGATCCAGTCCCACAGGTCGCCGGTGGTGGCGCTGCCGTCGGTGAAGCGGCCGATCAGATCCCAGTGGATGATCTTGGCATCCAGGCATTGGGTCGCCGCCAGCTTGGGCCGCCAGAATTTGGGCGTTGGGCCGATGTAGGGACGTTTCGTCGGGATGCTGGTTCTCATGCTTGACTCCTGATGGCGTTGATGACGTCGCGCGCCACCGGCGGGCACACGGCGTTGCCCAGCATGTGCAAGGCATCTTTGTGTTTCTTTGGCAGTAGGTAGCTATCCGGGAAGCCCATTGCGCGGCGGCATTCCTGGGTACTGAGCATGCGCATGCGGTCACCATCGACAAGGGCCCATCGGTCCCGCGTCGTCACAGTTCCAAGCGGCCGGCTCAGGCAGCGCCCGGTAAGTCCGGACCCGCTCCCGTAGTAGGGCATGACAAAGCGAGAGCCGTGCGCGATACGTCCACAGGCAACTCGCGCCCGGGTCGCACCAGACCGGCCCGGCTTGTCGATGGCCGACCAGCGCCCGGCGTCAAAGTCGATGATGCTGGCGCTTCCAACATGCTCGCGGCTTGGAAATACCAGCTCAATTGGGTGCTTGGTTTGCGTGCCAACAACAAACAGGCGGCGCCGGTGCTGCGCCACGCCATGGTCAGCGGCATCGAGAATCATCGGCTGCAGTGCGTAGCCCAAGGCGTTCATTGCTGCGCACCATGCCGGGTACAAGGTCCATGTTGCGAACTCGGGCACGTTTTCAATCAGTACCATGGCAGGCCGGTGGCACTCGGCCGCGCTCACAACAGCCCATGCCGTTGAGCGCTGCGCGTCATGGTGCGCCCGGTCTTTACCTCGGGCCCGACTGTGGCCCTGACATGCCGGTGAGGCCATCAGCAGGTCGTGCGCCGGTACTTGCGTCCAGTCGGCTTGCTGCAGGTCTTGGCAGGCATGCGCTGCGCCGGGGTGGTTGAGCAAGTGCACATCAACTGCGGCTTGCCAGTGGTTGGCCGCCCAGACCACATTGCAGCCCGCCATTTGCGCGCCCGTGCTGAAGCCGCCGGCACCGGCGAACAGATCGATCGCCTTCACGCCGCCACCTCGCCCGCACTGCGGTAGATCAGTTGCTCGCCGATTCGGCTTGGCAGTGCCTGGTGGTTGTCGGCGCCGGGGCGCGTGGCTGGTGCGCCCAGTTCGTCGCCGCGGTAACTGTCTGGCGTGTTGGAGTTGCAAATCTTCACGCCGGTCGCCAGCGCGCTGCTGTGCTTGCGCGCATCTGCGATCTGCTCCCGGTTGAGCTTCTGCGTGCGGGCATAGATGCGCCCGGGCAGGCCTTGCGTATTGTGGGTTTCGCTCATGCCGACTCCCCCACCAGCCGCTGCGCGGCCTTGTGGATGCGGGCGTTGAACCAGCGCCGCACCGTATAGCTGCGCGCCACGCTGATCAACGTGTACAGCACGCCGATGAACAGGTTTTGCACTAGGCTGATGCGAAAGCCGATCAGCGGCAGGATCACAAAATTGGCCGCCATGTTGATGATGAAGCCAATCAGCACGTTGAGGCAGGCTTCCACGAGCGAGCCCAAGCGGGTTTGTGTCATACGGTGACGCCTTTCTGTTTTTCTTCGCGGGCAATAAAAAATTCTTGCTTGAACAACTTGCCGGCCTCGCTCTGAAACGAGTAGGGGCAGGCGTCATTCACGTTGGCGTACGTTTGCGCGTACTGCCGGGCCTCGCGCTTGATGCGCTCGACGCTGATGATTTCGTGGGCCATGGGGTTCTCAGGCGGTTAAAAAAGGCCAAGCCGGCTTGGCTGGCTCTGTTTCTGATAGCTGCTCACGCACTACAGACGGGCGCTGCGCTCTGATTTCTTCAAGGTCTGGCCGCAGCGTGATGCGGGTCGCCGTGGCGTGCATCTCGTGCTTGCCAAGCTGGGCATTGCCAAAGGGCCAAAGCCGCGTCGCCTCGATATCGATCACGCGCCCGGCCTTCATGGCGTGCTGGTTGATGTGCCAGAACAGCTTGGCGTTCAGCCCGCACCAGGTGATGCGCCACGGCACCGGCGGCAATAGTTCGTCCCGGTGGTCAAACGCCAGCAGCGCCAGCACAAACGTGCCATCGCTGGCGACTGTGGCCAGCAGCTCGCGCTCGGCCAGCGTCAGGGTGCCGGTGGCGCTCATCATGCGAACAACCCCATGCTCTGCGCATAGCCAAACACGCCGGCCGCAATCAACGCGCTCACCACGGTCAGCAGCACCACCGCGCCCCAGTAGGCCCACTGGGCGAAGGTGTCGGGCTTGGGCTCGTCGCCGGCGTACCAGATCGGCAGCGGATAGGCCTCGCCAGCGCAGGCGGCCTTGGACGCCCGCACCGGGCAGCCCGGGCCCTGCTTGCAGCCCGCGCCGGGGCCGGATTGTTCGCAACAGTTCACGGCTGCACCTCCGTCAGCGCTGTTTTGTGGTCTTTTTGGCCTCTAGCCCTCGTGTAGTCTGCGCTGATAGCTACTGATTTAATAGCGTCCTGCAGGTCGGCCGCAACGGCTTGGGTCGCCTCAATGTCGCTCGGGCCGTCCAGCAGCCAGGCGCTGGACAAGACCAGGGCAATCAGGCTGGCGGCGAGCCGGCGGATGGGGAGTGGATGGGTGTTCATGTGGGGACGTACACCAAGTTGCCGAAGTCATCCTGAACGGCGGCGTAGGTGTAATTGAAGCGGGTTGTGATCAGCCACAGGCCGTGGTGCTGCGGGAAAAACGGGACGTGGAGCCGGGCCCAGGAGTAGGTGGGGGCGCTCATGCGGCACCGTCTGTCATCAGCCGCTTCATCGCCGTCAGGTGGTCCTGGGTCAGGACGAAGCTCGGGGTGTCGGTATTGGTGTGTGCCAGCATGCGCTCCAGCAATTCGCAAGCCTGGAGGTCAGTCATGTGGCCGTTGGTCTTGTCCAGGATATGGAGGGCGCCGTCTTTGGACAGCCCGATAGATATTTGGCAACCGGGCGCGCCGAGTACTTCATCCTGCAACGCCATTGCGTGATCGCGCCAATGGTCGGCGCATCGTTCGGCGTTGTGGGCGTGTCGTTCGGCGGTATCGGCCTGGGCAATGGCTTCTTCGAGTTGGCCGTGCAGGCTCGCCGCCAGCTCCCGGAGGTGCGTCAATTCCCAGCGCTCAAAGCGGCGCCGCATTTGCGTGATGCAGCGCTTGTTTTCACTCGGCGTTGCCTTGGGTGGGGTCTGCGTTGCTGTCTGCACTTGTCACTCCTTTAAGACGTAAAAAAACCAGCTCTTGGGCTGGTTGGGTGGGTGGGCCGTCGCAGGGCGCTAGTGCGTCAAGTCGCGCCCGATGACGTTACCGACAAGGTGCAGTACTTCGCTGCGCGCTGCTGATGTTTGCCCGCAAATGACAAGGTGCTCGATACGCTCGAAATCAGCACTGGTTATGGATTCATGTTCGCAAGATGCGCCCGTCTTGACGCACGAGAATCCTCGGGACTTCATTTCTTGAATTAACTCGCTTTCGCTGAATTCATCAAGCTCGACATGCACGTGTATGTAAGCCATCACTCTCTCCTTGGGTAATTCACAAGCCCTGCACGCAACGCTTGTGAATGGGCTCGCTGTGAGCCCATGGTTTTGAGTCAATTTTTTGTCTTGGCCGACTCGCGCCTCAACGCGGTATTTGGTAACGCCCCTTGTGTGGCGAGCCCTCATTTAGGAAAGTGGGTCGAGTCCTTGGGAGATCTCTCAGCTACCGGGTATCCCTCGCTGCCACCTGTTCCGCAAAGCCGTCTTACATTTGTTTCGCGGCTTGGGTGTAAATATACCTCAAGGTATTTATATTTACAATACCTAGGGGTAATTATTTTGCAATAATCCATCACCCGGCACCGTGCCTGGCAAGGAACTAAAAAAGACAGACAAAAAAAAACCACCTCAATGGGTGGTCTTCTGCGTGGTCGCTGTTCTATGGTTCCTTGGGCCACTCAACACCGACAATTGTTGCCGTCGTTATTTCGCCGCGCAGCCGTGTCGCATTGATGGAGAGGTGAAGCCGTTTTCGGTCCCACTCTGAGGCTTTGAGCTTTTCTTTATGCTCTGCCGACAAGTTCCCGGTATTCAGTGTTGCTGAAAATTCAAGCGATTCATCGGTACTGAACAGGGATAACCGTGCTTCATCCTGCTTTGACCAGTCAATCCTGTGGATCAGGTAATTCCCGTTGACTTGGACATCTTCCGCCTTTGTGCGGGGCGTTGCGGCGATGGTTTTGGCTTCACTATTTGTCAGGGTGATGCCTTGCACGCTCAGTGTTTTGGCATCTGAAACACTTTTGACGATGTCATGCCGGACGTCATCAAAGTCCTGTTTCGTTGCCGCGACCCGTGGTTGCTCTGCCATCGCCTGAGCCAATAGCGCCAGTCGTTTTGTTTCTTCCTGGCTCAATGCGATCCGCTCTTGCGTCGCGATATCGACCTTTTTATCTTCGGATCTATGCTGCAAGAAGGCTCTATAAGCGAGCACGCTACTGCCCATGACGGCCATGGCAACCACTGTCATTACGATGTCTGTTCCGTCCATTTTTCCCGCCAAGGCTATTGCCAGTTTTTCCGCATAATCGCCCAACTCTACCTTAATAATTGAACTTCCCTTCTCAACCTTGGCCTTGAATTGGATGGACTTTTTCTCCTCGGCCGTGAGGGTATTTGGATTCCCGGTCCCATGGGCCACCCTGGCATAGGTGCGGTTCATGGCATGCTGCAGCCCTACCAGAGCTTCGGCCAGGCGCGAGGTAATGGTGCTATCGTAACCATCCCCCTCCAGGGCGATTGTCAGAGTTGGCCAGTTGGCAAACTCAATATGAAACGTCCCGTCCCCTAGTTGTTTTGTAAGCGCCATCTCCAAGTAGAGAAAGGCATCATCTTCGCTTGCAATGGTGATTGTTTGTTGCTCTTTATTCGCGGTTGCCATGTTGTCCCTGATTAAATTATTGGTTAGTTTTTTGAAATGCGGATTCCAGTCCGGTTCACCCGCACGCCTTGCGCTCCCATTTGTCCTTCGCCTTGGCGTCGGCTTTGGTCTGCCATTGCATATTGCCGGTTGCATCCGCACCGCCGCAGGCCAGCGCCTGGATGTGGTCGATCACGTAGCCTGGGCACGTCCCCCGGCGCTGCCCCGTGGCTGGGCACGGGTTGTGGCGCTGGAAGGCTCGGACCTCAATGGCGCTGCGTTCGATGCGAGCCATGGCGGGCATGGCGACAGCAAAGGCCATGCAGGCAAGCAGTCGCCTCACGCCTGAAGGCTTTTCCGATGGCTGACAGCTGCCGGTGATTCGATGGGCACCAATGTCGTGCCGCCGCAAGATGGGCAGGCTTTGTAGCGTGAGCTGAGACGCCAAATGGAGTAGATCAGCCCGGGAATAATGAAGCACAGCCAGAGGACTATTTCGATAAGTACGTTGCCTTTGGTAATCTGTTTTGGTTGCCCGCTTATGCCGCAAGTCATGCAGTGCCGCTGCGAATCCTTCTTTAGGTTTTCGGTGCTCCTGTAAAGCATGGCCGCCACGAATATACAGCCGACGATCATCAGGAAAATAGGGAAAGTCATTCAAATCTCGCTTGGTTCAATAATTCAAAGTTCACCAGCCATTACGACGGGTGAGGGCATTTCCCAACGACGGATTTGTTTGGCGCGTGGTCTTGTTTTTTGTATGACTCACGCGGCTCCCTTTTTTTGATCGGCCACGGATAGAGCTTGGCCGTCGCGGGGTGGGCCAACTGCTGCTGCATATGCTCTTAGTTGGACTACACAGGCGGCCCGTTGTGCTTCATTCAGTTTTGACAAAATATCCATGGCCTCGGCAGTCCATCTGTCGACCCTTTGTGTTGGAAGTTGGATGACGCCAGATTCATTTGCGGGTTCGTGCCCATTTGAATGGCTGTCGCGGTCGATTTTGTAGTTGGCCGGCAAATCAACTGCGCCGTCCCAGTAGCCGGCGGGAAGGTCAAATGCCTTTGTGCAGGCGGTCATGATTTCCAAGCCAACGCCTTTCCCACCTTTTTTGCCGATTGGGTAAAAAAGACGGCTCACGTAGGTGGCGTCTTTTCCGATTTTTCGTGCCAATTCGGCGGCTTTTTTGTTACAGCGATCGTCACGCAAACGCATCAGTAGCAGTTGGTGATTGGTGAATTCAGGCATTCCCGGAATTTTCTTCCGTAAATACCTACGGGTAAACGCCCTGTGGGTATTGATTGAGTGTATACCTTGAGGTATATTCAGGATCATGGACAAATTACTCATATACCTCAACAGCCTGAATCACAAAGATCGGGAGGCGTTTGCCAAGCGCTGCGGCACCACGGTTGGCTACCTTAGAAAAGCGATCTCGGTGAACCAGCGTATTGGTGAGGTGTTGTGCCTGCGCATTGGGTTGGAGTCCAACGGGGTCATCAAGCCGGAAGATATTCGCCCTGACCTTGATTGGGAGTATTTGCGAACAGCCCTCTCTGGAACAGTGCATGAAGCCCCCACCACCATTGCGCAGGCAGCTATTAAATCCGTAGCGCCCGTGGTCGTCATCCCCGATCAGCTCGGCGCCCTGCGCACCGGCGTCGCGCGTCGCCACAGTCCCCGCATGGAGAAGGGTGCTTTGGTGGATATTGATCGCCGCTCCAAGAAGATTCCGCCGTTTCAGGCGACAGAGACGGGGGTGGCTTGAGATGCGCAGCACTACCGCAAAGCGGCTGGCCACATGCTCTGAGGTGAGCAAGCCGATGCCCGTGGTGACATTCCACCTTATCGGATCGCCGACACCTGTCCTGGCTCCGACGTCACTGCTTGATGTTGTTGGTGGTTTAACTGCGCAGCTGCAGCAAATGATTGTGGATGTTAAAGATATCCATAGCCGTATTTTTTCGCAAATTGATGCTTTGGCGTTAAAAGTCAGTCTGCCCGATTCATCGAAATGATGGTTGCGAGACGACCAAGCTCCTCCAATACGTCCGCGATTAGGTCGTTGGCTGGCAGATCCCTGTATGCAGCGGCTTCTTCCTTGGTCATGTTTATGGATTTGGCATTCTGCCGATTTCGAACCATTTCCCGGACGGTTGCTGCAAATTGCAGTTCTTCGATTGTGTGTTTCATGAGTAGCCCCTTGATGAAGTTGATGTGTGTGAGATCCATCAGTGTAGTCAGGCGGGCTGCTCGCCCATTTCCCGCCCGCCGCCATCAATTCCGGCGCTCTACCCTTGGTGGCCCTCTCCCTGTTACCGGTACCGCACGCAGGCAAGTGCGCGGTGCTTGGGCGCTTGGGGCGGTGGGCGGTCTTTGTTCGTTTCATGCCCGCAGTGTCGGCGGGCCATGTGTATCTGTCTGTAACAACACTTTTGAGGTTTTGCAATGATTGCAATGAGTTTGCGCGATGCGGCTTATCACGTGGTGCACGACTACCCGGGCGGGGCCAGCTCTCTGGCCCCGCGTCTGGGCAAGAGCAGCACTTATCTGAGTAGCGAGGTGGCAGGCACCGGCACGGCCAAGCTGGGTCTGCTGGATGCCGAAACTATTACCTACCTGACCGGTGATCTGCGCATCCTGTCGGCCTTTGCCACCAACGCCGGCCAGATGCTGGTGCCGCTGCCGTTGGCTGGCGACTTGCCGAACGATGACTGCATGCTGCGCCTGGCCGACTCGGCCAAGGGTTTCGGGGACTTGTGCAAGGAAGTCGCCAGCGACCTGGCGGACGGCAATATCACGGACAACGAACTGACCCGCATCGACCGCGAGTGCGGCGCCCTGATTGCCAAACTGCATGCCCTGCGCGGCTCGCTGGCCAAGCGCAACCTGGCCGGCAAGGCGGCTTATTTGAACCGCGCAGAGCAGGGCGCGTGACCATGGCCAGCGACAAACCCGCCGCGCCTTACACCGGCTTCGACACCCCTTGCGTCTTCCATTGGCGCATCGCCCCGGCCGGCCGCATCAAGCCCGTCAAACCCCAGATCAACAACGGCCCCTGGCTGACCAAGCAGCAGCAGGCTGTGTGCGCACTGTCCACCCCGCAAGAGCGCCGCGATCTGCTGGCGGCACTGGCTGTGCAGGCCGCAGCCAAGCTCGATATCCCATCCTCCACCAAGGTGTAACCCATGCATCACTCACCACAAACCACTTCTGCCCAGACCAGCGCCCAGGCGTTCGGCGCTGTTGGCCTGAGCAACCTCAAGAAGCTGCAGGACAAGATTCTCGATATCTGTATTGCCGCGCAACGCAATGGGGCGAGAGACTTGAGCGGGCGCGAGATTCAGCAGCGCTACGAGCAGCATTTCAGCCTAGCCCAGGGTTATGCCGTGCGCATTGAGATGTCGAGCGTGAGCAGCCGTGTCAATGCCTTGGTGTCCGCTGGCCGGCTGGAGCGCGTGGAGGTGGCGCGGGCCTGTGCCGTGACGGGCAGCAATATCCTTCCCGTGCGGGTGCCGATGACGCAGGCGAGTTTGGTAGCTTAAAAATGGCAACCATTCATCAGCGTCAACCCTGGCTGCGTTTGTGGACGGACATGCCCAATGATCCCAAGTGGCGCACCATAGCCAAGGTGTCCAAACAGAGCATCGCTTCCGTGATGGCGGTGTACCTGCACATCATTGTGTCAGCATCGAACGCAACCGAACGCGGGCGAACGCACGACGTGTGCAACGAAGATGTGGCGAACGCACTCGACCTTGAATGTGAACAAGTCGATGCCATCGTGAACGCCATGCAAGGCCGTGTGCTCGATGGTGACCAAGTGTCGGGCTGGGACAAACGCCAGCCCGGGCGTGAGGATGGGTCTGCTGAGCGTGCAAAAGAGTGGCGCGAGGCTAAAAAACAGGCCAATAAGGGTGATTTGCACGTTTCTGGTGCAGATTCCGTAAGCACCGAACGCACGCAAACGCAGCCGAACGCAGCCGAACGCAATCGAACGCTAGAGGAGAGGAGAGGAGAGGAGATAAGAGAAGAGAAGAACACACAGACACCGCCAACGTTCGCGAACGAGCCGAGCACTTCGGTGACCAAGGCCGGGGCCGTGTGTGTGGTTTTGAAATCCGAGCGGATACCCTCGGTCAACCCGTCGCACCCGGAATTGCTGGCGTTGCTGGCGAAGGGAGCCGAAGTCGGTCAGTTCACGGCGGCGGCACAGATCGCCGTGAAAGCCGGTAAGCCCGAATTCGCCTACGTGCTGGGAATCGTCAAGCGGCAAATGGAAAGTGCGGCTGCCATTGCGGCTACATCGATGACAGTGCCTGCGCCCATCGCCGTCACGGTGCCGGGTCGCCCGGGTGTTGATCCGACGCTGGCCCGGCTGGACGCGGAGGCGCTTGTCCCACGAAAGGGCCCGTCCGCAGAAGAGCGCGCCCGGATAGCCGAACTCTTGAAGCCGGTGGTGGCGTGATATGCACATGCTGCCAAGTCGCCAAAGGTTTCGCCGGGTGCCGGTTTTTCAATCCCGCCTGCCTGTGCTGTGGAGCGAGGCTGATTCAGCATCTGGGCGGTCTACCCGTCAGCCGGTCCGAGTGCAAGACGCGCCGCCAGGCCATGCTGGCGGTGTGGGTCGAGCATGGCCACGACGAGCAGCGGATACGCGCCCTGGTCAAGGGAAAGCTTTGCATTGGCCCGGACGAGGTCACGGCGTTAGAGCACCTGCCATCGGCGAAACCCCGCTCTCGTGGGGTGAAGTAATGTTCGGCGTGAGTGCTGGGTTGATTGGTGGGGTGCAAGCATGAAGATCAAGATGGAAGTTGACTTCACCAAAGCCTTGAAGTTGATCCGTCAGCTCAGTGGCCCGCAGATCAAGACTGCCACTGCTGCAGCGCTCAACGATGCAGCGTTTGAAGGCCGCAAGATCGTTCAGGCCGAGATGAGCGCGTCGTTCGATGGCGTCACGCCATACCTCAAGAAAAGCATTCAGGTCGAGAAGGCCACGCCCGAGAGTCTGGTGGCCACCGTGGCGCCGCGCTACATGGGCGGCAAGGGTGTGGACCCGCAAAACATCCTGCGTGCCAGCATCTACGGCGGCCAGCGCAAGCACAAGGCCAGTGAGGTGGCTTTTGCTCGGGCCGGCATCCTGCCTGCGGGTTACTCCATCGTTCCGGGTGAGCAGTGCCCGCTGGACCAATACGGCAACATCAAGGGCGGCTTCATGGTGCAGCTCATCAGCTACTTCCAGGCTTTCGGTGAGCAGGGCTACAAAGCCAACATGACGGCCAGGCGCAAAGCCAATCTGGCCAAGGCCGGGCGCAGCGCGGCTGGCTTCAAGACCATCAACGGCGTCGCGTATTTCCTGGGTCACGGCAAGCTGCGCAGCGGGCGTGGTGGCAATCACCTGCACCCCGGCATCTGGTCCAAGACCGGTACCCACGGCGCGGACGTGAAGCCCATCATCATGTTCGTCAAGCGGCCGTTCTACAAGGCCCGGCTGGACTTCTTCGGCAAGCCTATCAAAGCCGCCATCGACAAGTTCAACCCAAGATTGCGCTACCGCATCCGCAACATCCTAGAAGGGAAGTCATGACCCCCCCCTGTCTTGGGTCCTCCCGGAGACCCTTCGTATGCGGGTAATTCGAACCGCGTTTTTTTTCTAGTTCACAAGTTTTATAGGAGGTAAGTAAGGATGCGCATTAAGGGCCAGGAGCAAATCGCGGCACTGATTGGTGTTGCGCCAAAGACCATCACCGAGTGGCAGGTGTTTGGTTTCCCGGTAGCGGTGCAGGGAGGCCCTGGCGTGCCCAGTGAATATGAATCTCCGGCATGCATTGCCTGGCTGGTGCAGCGTGAGCTGAGCAAGATCAGGTCGGAAACTCCGAAGGATCGGTTGTCACGGTTGCAGGGCGACAAGATCGAGCAGGAAATGCAGCGCGAAAGCGGCAAGCTGATCCCAGCCGACGAGGTTGAACCCATGTGGGAGAGTGCGGTGATTGCCGCCCGCGAGTTCCTGATGGGTGAGCCTGCGCGGATTGCCTCGCTGTCGATCGGCCTGGACAAGCTGGCCGTCGAGGCCTTGCTGAATACCTGCTTTGAGGCCTACCTCGTCAAGCTGTCGAACTGGCGTGCCGCGATGCTCGAAGATGACGACGAGCAAAACGAAGCGTCAGGCGCAGACTCTGATGACATGGGGCCGGCCGCCTGATGGCCTACGGGATCGAAGGAAACAATGCAGCGGCGCAGGCCCGCGTCGCGCTGCGCGGGATGTTTGCCCGCGTCTGGCGCAAGCACCGGCCACCGCCAAAATTGAGTTACCCCAACTGGGCGACCAGTTTCCGGGTGATGAGCGAAGAGGAATCTTCGATCAAAGGACGCTTTACCTGGGAAGTCTCGCCCGGGCTCAAAGGCATTGCCGAGGCGGCCAGCCAGCCGAACACGCGCAAGATCACCGTGCAGAAAAGCGCCCAGGTTGGCTACACCGCCGGCATCGTCTGCAACATCATTGGCTACAACGTGCACTACCGGCCCAGCGTCATCGTGGCGGCTTTCCCGCGCAGCATGGCGGCCAAGGATTTTGCTTCTGAAAAGCTGGATCCGATGATCATGGCCACGCCGGTGCTGAGCAAACGCATTGCCCTGCGCAGCCGCGCCCAGGGCAACAGCATGCTGCGCAAACGGTTCCCTGGCGGCCTGATCAAGCTGGTGGGCACCAACAGCCCGAGCGACGTCAAGTCCACCAGCGCCCGCATCGTCATCGTCGAAGAGCCCGACGATGCCAGCTCCAATGTCAAGGGGCAGGGCAACAGCCTGAAGCTGCTCGAAGAGCGGGCCAAGACCTACAACGACCACCTGATCCTGATCGGCGGAACGCCCACTGCCACCGGTGCCAGCGCGATCGAGGACGAAATGAAAAAAAGCGACAAGCGCTATTTTCATGTGCCGTGCCACTCCTGTGGCGAGACGCACCCGCTGGCCTGGGAAAACGTCACCATCCCCGAAGACAAGACCGCCAAGCCGCGCGATGTGTATTGCCACCACCAATGGGAGCTGGCGTTTTATACCTGCCCGCATTGCGGCACGGTCTGGACCGATGAGGAGCGCATCGCCAACCTGCGCCGGGCTGAGGATGCTGGTGCCGGCTGGGTGGCTACGGCTGACAGCACCGTGCCGGGCTTTTATCTCAATGAGCTGATGAGCACCTTTGACGGTTCACGCGTGCCCGTGCTGGCGCGCAAATACCTCGAAGCCAAAGACAACATGGACCGGGGCGACGTCAACGACATGATTGCGTTCTGGAACAGCACGCTGGGCCTGACCTGGGAATACAAGGGCGAGCTGCCCGAAGAAGACGAGCTGCGTGTCCGTGCGGAAAAGTATGTTGAATGGTCCTGCCCGGCCGGCGCCGTGGAAGCCTTGATGACGGTCGACGTGCAGCACGACCGCGTGGCCGTGACCGTCTGGGTGTTTGGCCGGGGGGAGGAAATGTGGCTGGCGTACTGGGGCGAGCACTACGGACAGACCGTGGTGGCGCATGAGGGGGCATGGATCGAGCTGGAGCAGCTCATGCGCCGGGCTGTCAACCATGCAACCGGCGCTTCCCTGGGCATCCGCATCGTCGGCATTGACTCGGGCGACGGACAAACCAGCGAGGCGGTGTATTCCTTTTGCCGCAAACACAGCCGCACCGACCGGCCGGTGCTGGCGCTCAAGGGGGCATCCGACGATGTCGGGCGCGTCGAGATCTGGACGCCGCCCAAAGCGATTGACCCCAATGCTCGCGCCACCAAGGCGTCCCGCGCCGGCGTGAAGGTCCACCTGGTCGGCACCGCCAAGGCCAAGGATTTGATTCTGGGCTGGTCAGAGCAGGGCGGTCGCATCCGGCTGGAGGGCTCCGGCCCGGGCCGCATGCACTGGTATGAAGGCGTTCGCGATGACTTCTTTGAGCAGATCCTGGGCGAGATCAAGATACCCAGTCGGAATGATCCGCGCAAGCGTGTCTGGAAAGAGCGCAAGGACCGTGCGCACGAGGTGCTCGATTGCACGGTGTACGCCGTGTACCTGTATCGCCACCTTAAGCTGCACCTGCGCAAGCCGGCGCATTGGGATGTCGCCGAGCGGCGCCTGCGCCAGGCGGAACTGCTGTTGCCCGACGACGAGGGTGTATTTGTTCCGCCAACCCCGGCGCCAGCGCCCGCAATAAACACGCCAGCGCCACAGCCCGCGATGCAAAGGCCAATAGTTGTAACGCCGCCTCCAGCCAAATTTCGGCCACGCCGCCCCCAGCCCTCCAATTCTTTTTCAAGCCCTGAATGGGGTGACCGTCTATGACACCTATAAAACGAAAAGCACTTACCACCGGACAAGCCGAAGACGCTGCCGTGCAACTCCAGCACGACATGGTTGCCATCGTGCGCGAGGAAATCGGCATGCACGAATCCATTGCCGCCGTGTTTGCCAGCGCCTTGGTGCGCGGCTTGCGGCGCAGCATGGGCGGGGAGGAGCTTTACATCCCTGCACCCGACCGCACCGAGCGCGACGCCGCCATACGCCGGGAATTCGACGGCACCAATCTGGAAAAAATCATGGCTAAATTCAACGTCAAGCGGACACGGGTCTATGAGATTTGCGACCGCCGCGACCCGAAGCATTTGCGGATCGGCACCAACAGTGCAAAAAATCCGCTTATGCCCCTAGAAACCGGACGGCCGTAAGGGCAGCATGTCGACCATGACTACTGCCACCACCATGCTCCAGCAATACCTGGACGCCGAAACAGCCATCCTCGCCGGCAAGACCGTCCAGTTTGCGGGGCGCACCCACACCATGGAGAGCCTGGACATGATCCAGAAGGGCCGGCGTGAATGGGAGGTGCGCGTCAATGCCGAGGCCGCCAAGGCCGCACGCACGCCCACCATTGGTGGCCTGGGCTACAAAGTCGCCCGTTTTGATTGAGGTAAACCCCTGTGAAATTTCTGCAAACCCTTGGTGATTCCTTAGACCGTCTGGTGGCCGTCACCAACCCTGTCAAGGCCGTTCAACGCGCCCAAGCCCGGCGCGTGTTCGCGGTGTACGAGGCGGCCAAACCGAACAAGCAGCGCAAGCAGCGCAACACCAACGCCAGCCCGAACACACTTGTCAGCACGTCTGCCGCCTCCATTCGCGCCCAAGCCCGCTACCTTGATCGCAATCATGACCTGTCGCGCGGCGCGCTTCGCACCCTGGTCAACAACACCGTGGGCCCCAATGGCATCGGCGTCGAGCCGCAACCACGGCGCAAGGATGGAACGATCCACGCCGAGTACGCCGCGCAGCTGCTCGAAGCCCGGCGTGACTGGGTGCGCTGCCCCGAGGTGACACACCGTCACAACGATGCCCGCATGCAGCGCATGATGGCCAAGACCTGGTTTCGCGACGGCGAATCGCTAGCGCAGATGATCACCGGCCTGGTGCCCTCGCTGGACCATGGCACGCGGGTGCCGTTTTCCATCGAGATGTTCGAGCCCGATATGGTGCCGCTGGACTTTGATGATCCCAGCCGCTTCATCCGCCAGGGTATGGAGTTCAATGGCTGGGGCCGCTGCCGCGCCTATTGGGTCTACAAGAGCGACCCGCGCGAGCAGCTGGGCTGGGGCAACAGCGAGGGCCTGCTCAAGCGGATTTCCGCAGACAACATCCTGCACGTAGCCCAGATGGATCGCATCGGCCAAGCCCGGGGCGTCTCCGAATTCGCCAGCGTCATTACCCGCGGTGAAGACTTGAAGGACTACGAGGAGTCCGAGCGAATCGCCGCCAAAGTGGCGGCCTCCATGACGGCGTACGTCAAGCGCTTGGCGCCGGCCGATACCGGCTACTCAGCCGAAGACGGCGAGCAGGATGCGCAAGGCAACCCGGTGGCGCGCGATTTGCGCATGCAGCCCGGCATGATCATCGACAGCCTGGTCGCCGGCGAAGAGATCGGCATGATTGATAGCAACCGGCCCAATCCGAATCTGGTCTCCTGGCGCTCCGGCCAGCTGCGCGCCTTTGCTGCTGGCATTGGCACCAGCTACTCCAGCCTGAGCCGCGACTACAACGGCACCTACAGCGCCCAGCGCCAGGAGCTGGTCGAACAGTGGGTGAACTACGCAGTGCTGGCCGACGATTTCGCGTCGATGTTTGTGCAGCCGGTGTATGAGCAGTTTGTGATTGCCGCCCACCTCAGCGGTGTGGCGCGCATGCCAGAAGACCTGATGCCCGGAACCGCCGACGACTGCCTGTTTGTGGGCCAGTCCATGCCGTGGATTAACCCCATGCACGAAGCCACCGCGTGGGAAAAGCTGGTGCAGTCCGGCTTTGCCAGCGAGGTCGAGGTCATTCGCAGCCGCGGCGGCAACCCGAACGATGTGCTGACGCAGATTGAAAATTTTCGCAAGCAGGCCAAGGCCCGGGGCCTGATCTTCAGCACCGACGTGGCCAACAACCAAGGGGGCGGTCCCGTCACCACTACTGCGGAACAGCAGGCCACGGCCGACAACGCCGCCGGCAAAAACGACAAAACAGAGGATTGACAAAAACAGTCCGGTTTCTCCCCTAGAAACCGGACTGACTTCATTTCACACTCGTGCATCTGTTGCAGATGCGACTCCCTCAAGAGGCTTGTGAAATGAGTAAAAAATCTTCCCCCTGGTACGCCATTCGCCGCCGTACCGCCATGGCCGCCGCCGCCATGGGTGTTGCTGCCGCCGCCGAGATTTATATCTACGGTGACATCGGCGAAAGCTGGTACGAAGAAACCGTTTCCGCTTCGGCATTCGTGCGTGAATTGAACGAGCTGGAGGCCGAGGCCATCACGGTTCGCATCAACAGCATCGGCGGCTCGGTGCCCGATGGCCTGGCCATCTTCAACGCTCTGCGCCGGCACAAGGCCAGCATCACCACCGAAGTCGATGGCATGGCGTTTTCCATTGCTAGCCTGATTGCGATGGCCGGCGACAAAGTCAATATGTCAAGCAACGCCATGCTGATGATTCACGCGCCATGGACCTACGCCGCCGGCAACAGCGCCGAACTGCGCGAACTGGCCGACCAGCTCGACACCTGGGCCGCAGCCATGTCCACCAGCTACGCCTCCCGCACGGGCGACCAGCCCGCCATGCTGGCACTGCTCACCGACGGCAAAGACCACTACTACACCGCCGAGCAAGCGCTCGCCGAAAAGTTTATTGATGCGGTCACCGACCCCATGCCCGTAGCGGCATCGGCGGCGCGTGACTTGCCTCTGAATCGTTACCGCTCGCTGCCATCTTCCTTGGCTGTGAGCATCCCCGCGGCAGCCGCCGTATTTCCCCAGGAGTCTTCCATGCCAACCCTCAATTCGGCGGCCAACCCCAACCCCGCCGTCACTCCCGAAGCTGCTGCTGCAGCGCGCACCACTGCCCTGGCGCAGGACAAGAACCGCCGCACCGGCATCCGCGCCAGCTTTGCCAAGTTCTCCGCACGCGATGGCGTCGGCGCCCTGCAATCCGCCTGCGAAGATGATCACGACTGCACCGTCGAAGCTGCTGGCACCAAGTTGCTCGCGCATCTGGCCCTGGGCGTCGAGTCGATCAACGGCAAAAACATCGTCACAGTCGAAGACGAAACCGACAAGGTCCGCAAGGGTGTCACCCAGGCTTTGCTGGTGCGCGCCAATGTGGAAAAGGTGGACGCCTCCAACCCATACCGTGGCTTCACCCTGAGCGAACTGGCCCGCGCCAGCCTGACCCGCGCCGGTTACCGCTCCGAAGGTCAGGACAAGATGACCTTCATCGGCGCCGCCTTCACCCATGGCAACAGCGACTTCCCCGGCATTCTGGCCAATGTCGCCAACAAGGCCATGCTCAAGGGCTACCTCGAAGCCGAGGAAACATTCCAGAAGTGGACTAGCGCCGGCGAACTGTCGGATTTCAAAATTGGCAGCCGCGTGGATCTGAACGCCTTCCCCAGCCTGCGTCAGGTGCCTGCTGGCGCCGAGTACAAATACGTGACGGTCGGCGAGCGCGGCGAAAGCGTGGTGCTTGCCACCTATGGCGAACTGTTCTCCATCAACCGCCAGGCCATCATCAATGACGACGTGATGGCCTTCACCCGCCTGCCGCGCGCCATGGGCAAAGCCGCCATCCGCACCGTTGGCGATCTGGTGTATGCCATCCTCACCGGCAACCCGGTCATGAGCGACGGTGTAGCACTTTTCCATGCCACCCACGGCAATTTGCTGACCGGGGCTGCACTCAGCACTGCCAGCGTCGATGCCATGGGTACCGCCATGGCCGTGCAAAAGCAGGGCAGTGCCATCCTCAACATCGCGCACCAGTACGTCATCGTGCCGCGCGCCTTGCGTGGCACCGCCAATGTGGTGCGCAGCAGCGAGTTTGAGGTCGGCTCCGCCAAGACAGCCACCGTGCCCAACAGCGTGCGCGACACGTTCGAGGTCATCGCCGACGCCCGGCTCGATGCCAGTTCCGCCACGGCCTGGTACGGCTCGGCGAATCCGGCCGTCAACGACACCATCGAAGTCAGCTACCTCGACGGTAACCAGGCGCCCTACCTGGAGCAAAAGGACGGCTGGAGCGTGGACGGCACATCGTTCAAGGTGCGTATCGATGCTGGCGTCTCGCCGCTCGATTTCCGCACCCTGGCCAAGAACCCCGGCGCCTAAATGACCGCACGCTACCGGGGCCTGTGCCCCGGTAGCCGCACTCCTATCCATTCAGCTTTCCAAGGAATTCACCATGAAAAATTATGTACAGCCCGGCAAGGTCATCGACTTTGTAGCGGCCGCTGATGTTGTGTCGGGCCAAGTGGTTCGTATCGGTCAAATCATCGGAGTCGCCAGCGCGGACGTCGCCAGCGGCGCGGTGGGCCAGGCCCATATCGAGGGCGTCTTCTCCGTTCCTAAAGTCACGGGCGCTGTCATCGCCAAAGGCGAATCCCTCACTTGGGATGCGTCCGCCGCAGCATTTGATGACAACGCAGCCGTTGCCGCCTCCGGTGATGTGCAAGGCCCGCCCGCCGTGGCCTTCGAGGCAGCTGGCAACGGCGTGTTGACGCTGGCCGTACGCCTGACCGGCGTGCCTGGCACCGTTACCGCGTAACCGATTCAGCGTCCGCTCTCACGCCATGGCCCTTCCATTTGCCGCCCTCGTAGCCCGCGTCAATGCATCCGTGATGAGCAGGCTTGCTGACACCGAGGCAACCCTCTCCGGGGTTGCTGTCACCGGCATTCTGGAGTCCGGCTTTGAAGACGCCACGGTGGCGGGCTTCGGTGTCGCCGGCTCCTCGCCGCGCTTCACGCTGGCCAGCGCCAGCGTGCCCGCCAAACCCGAAGGCCTGCCCCTGGTCGTCACCAGCGGCCCCGCCGCCGGCAGCTACAAGGTCGCCAACGCCTACCCGGACGGCGCCGGCATGACAACCCTGCACCTTCTCCCAGCCTGATCGATTTTTAGGAACCTCATCATGACAATCTCCCTCACCGCCAGCGTCGGGCTGGCCCTCACCGCCGCTTATGCCAACTCGCTTGACATGGGCGCCGTCAGCTACCTTGCCAACTTCAAACCCAACTTCGTTTTCAGCGACGGCACCGGCGCCAACCAGGCCAAGTACCTTTTCACCGACACGCGCACCCTCGCGGCCTCGGCCACTGAAAACTTGGACCTCGCGGGCGTGTTGACAGATGCCTTCGGCAACACACTCACTTTCGACAAAATCAAGGCGCTGATCATCACCGCCGACGCCACCAACACCAACGATGTGCTGGTCGGTGGCGCTGCCACAGCCCAGGCCAGCGCCTTTTTTGGTGACGTCACCGATGTCGTCAAGGTCAGGCCGGGTGGCATGGTCGCCCTGGTCGCCCCGGACGCCACTGGCTACGACGTCACTGCCACCACCGCCGACCTGCTCAAGCTGGCCAACAGCGGCGCCGGCACCGGCGTCACCTACACCATCGTGCTCATTGGCGTCTAAGCCAAGGCCCGATCTCGCCACCCTTCATCTCCTCCTTTTTTAGTTTTTCAAGGACATCATCATGACCACTGAAACCGTCGCCACCGCCACACTGTCGGTATCCGCCACGCTGCCTGCCACCAATGACGCCGCCGGCTTTGCCGCGCTGATCTGGACGCCCATCGGCGAACTCACCGACATCGGCAGCGTCAAGGGCCGCTCGTACAACACCAGCACCCACGCCCCCATCGCCAGCGCCCAGCAGATCGAGAAAAAGGCCAGCTACAAGCTCGGCAATGCCGACATGACCGTCGGTTGGGATAGTGCAGACGCCGGCCAGGTCATCATCGAAACCGGCGCCAACAGCAACACCGCCACCTACGCCTTCAAGCTGGTCAAGCAGGGCGGCGGCATCCGCTACTTCACCGCCCAGGTCATGAGCTTTGTCGAAAACATGGGCAGCGTCGACAACGTCGTGCAAGGCCAGTTCACGCTCCTGCGCCAGACCGACACGATCTCGGTCTAACCCTGTTTTCTGGCCGCAATGCCACCCCTTTGCACCGACCTGCCTCGTGTCGCCTTCGTAGGGCGCGCGGGGTGGGCACGGGCATAAGCCGCTTCCTTGTTTACCCACTCCCTACGTAAAATCACCATGACCAAACTGTTCGACATCAAACTCCTGGCCATCGCCGCCCTCGCCACCATGGCTGTGCGTGATGCCAGTGGCGAAGCCCAGGTGGACGAAGCCGGCGAGCCGCTCACCATCACCCTCTACGGCCCCGGCTCCAAGCAGCACCAGAAGGCCAGACACGCCGCTGAAGAGCGCAACAGCACCCGTGTGCTTTCCCGCATGCAGGGCCGCGCTGGGGACAAGCAATCCGCTGCCGACAAAGCCGCTGAAAACGCCGAATTCCTCGCCGCCTGCACCGTCAGCTTCAACGGCTTCGGCTGCGGCGATCTGACCGGCCACGAACTGTTCAAGGCCGTCTACGCCGATCTGGAGATTGGCCACATCGCAGACGACGCGATGAAGTTCCTGGCTGAGCGTGCCAATTTTTTGAAAGTGCCGGCGAAGAGCTGAGCCTCTACGTGCGTCACGCGGCTTGGCTCAACGCCGCGCCGCGTGACAAGCGTGACAAAACAGACAAGCCCAAAGCCACAAGACTCAAAAAAATCCATGACGCCGGCGACACCCCCAGCTACCCGCCCAAGCCCTTGTGTGTCTACCTGGTCGGTTACCTGTTCGACGTGGGCCCCTCCATGCCCGGCGCCATGGGCAACGTGCCTTTGTCGCACAGCGAGATCAGGGACTGGCAGGAAAACACCGGCATCGAGCTGTCCGCCTGGGAGTCGCGCACGCTGCGCCGGCTCTCGAACGACTACCTCGCGTCAGCCCAGGCCGCCGAAAGCCCGGACTGCCAGCCACCCTACACCGCGTCCGGCGACGCGCAGCGATTGCAGCAAGTTGAGCTCCAGCAAAAGCTCGATCTGTTTTTAAGTTGACAGGAACAAGGCAGACACATGAACCCCGGCGATATCAACTTCAAACTCATGGCCGACATTGCCGACCTGCAGGCCAAGATGCGTGCAGCTGAAAACAGTGTGGGCGGCGCCATGTCGGGCATTCAGAAGCACGTTGATACGGTCAAGACTGCGCTGGCGGGTCTGGGTGTTGGTTTGTCGGTCGGCGCCTTCGCCGGCATGATCCGTGGCTCGATCGACGCCATGGACAGTCTCAACGACCTGAGCAAAACCACCGGCATTGCGGTCGGCGATCTTGCCGGCCTCAAGCTGGCCGCCAAGCAGTCGGGCGGCGATCTGGAGAGCATCGCAACCTCGGTCAGCAAGCTGTCGATTGCCATGGCCAAAGACCCTGACAAATTCGCCAAGCTCGGTGTCGATGCGAAAAAACCGCTGGAGGCCTTCAAGCAGTTTTCCGACATCACGTCCGTGATGACCGACGTGCAGTTACGCAATGCGCTGGCCCAGGACGTACTGGGTAAGTCGTACGCCGGCTCAATTCCTTTGCTTTCCGAAGGCGGCCAGAAAATCGGCGAGATGGTCGACAAGGGCAAGGCCCTGGCCGGCGTCACCCAAGACATGGCCGATCGCGCCGACGAGTTCAACGACATGATGGCTGAGCTGGAAACTGCCACCAGCGGCGCCAAGATGAAGCTGGCCGGTGAAATGCTACCGGCCATGATCGACATCACCAAGGCCATCACCACGGCCTACGAAGAGTCCGGAAAACTGGAGTCGATCTGGGTCGCGTTGGGTGCAATGGGGGCGTTTGTGTTTACCGACGAATTCTCAAGTGCCACGGTGAAAATTAAGAACCTACGCGTCGAGTTGGAATTCTTTGAGGAACGAAAAAAGAACACAGGACTTATTGATTCGCTGCTATTCGGTTACGGCAGCACGAACGACATCACGGGGAAAGTCGAAGGCATCAAAGGCCAAATCAAAGCCCTGCAGGATCTCCAAAGCAAGCCCGCGCTCGATGCCGCCGCCAAGGCCGCGAAAGTCAGGGCCGATGCTGCCAAAGCCAAAGAAGCGCAAGAGGCCGAAGCCAAGGCGAGGGAGCACCTACGGCTCAATGAAGAGGCCCAGAAGAAGGCCGCCAGCGAAGCCGCCGCCGCCCTCAAGGCGCAAGACTCGTTTGTCAAGGGCTTGCAAAAAGAGCATGACACCCTGATCCTCGGCACCAAACAGAGCAAGCTGCACGAGGCCGCCACGCTGGGTATCACCGGCAAGAAACTGGAGCTAGTCAAGATCTTGCTCAAAGAGATAGACGCCTACACAGCACTGTCGAAATCAAGGCTGGCAGAGAACCAGGAATACCTTGACACGCAAAAAGAAATTAACGATGCGTTTGTCTCTGACAGTAAAGCCCGCGAGCAAGGGCGACAGGCCGTCAATGACTACGCCCAGGCCATTGACGACCAGAACGCGCTGACCCAGCTTGAACTCGGCCTTTTCGGTCAAACGATAGAAGCTCGTAATGTCGCCCTCGGCCAGTACCGGGTGGAGCTCGACCTGAAAAAGCAGATCGAGGCCATCAACTCAAATGCCGGTTACGACGAAGCGCAGCGGGTGGTGGAGCGCGCTCGCGCCAGTTCGGCCGCCGCCATCGCGGCCAACAACGTTGCAGTGCAGGCGCACCTTCAGGCGCAAAACGACATGTGGGCCAGCGTGGACAGCACCGCCCACGATGTATTTGTTGACGTGGCGAATGGCGGTATGGACGCCTTCGAGCGCATCGGCAAGACGCTGAAATCGGCTGTGCTGGACATGCTGTACCAGATGACGATCAGGAAATGGATTTTCCAGATCGCCGGCAGCACGACGGGCGGAAGTGTAGCGGGGGCCGGCATGGATGCCATGAGCGGCGTAAGCGCGGCGAGCAGCGCCAGCAGCCTCTACAGCACCGGATCCGCTGTAGGTGGCATGGCCAGCAGCGCATATGCAGGATACACAGCAGCGGCTTACGAGGCCACCATGGGCGCCGCCTTTGTCGGGCCAAGTGTGGCAGGTGCAGGTGGGGCAATGGGGGCCGGGTCGTCGTTGTACGGCGCTATGGCCGGCATGGGTCCGGTCGGCTGGATTGCGCTCGCAGCCATTGCCATCGCGGCACTGGCGCCAACCGGAGACGGCCACTCCCAAGTGTCATGGGCCGGGAGTGGCTACGGCATCACCGGCGCCAACAACACCAACGACGCCAGCAGCATCGCCATCGCCACCAGCATCAACGATCAGTACGGCTCCCTCGCTGACTCACTCGGCCTCAAGAATGACGAGCTCGTCTCCGGCACCTTCGCCTCATTCCACACCGGCCTGCAAAGCCTGATTCAGGTGGCCGGGTCCGTCAACGGCCAGCAGGTTTACTCGGCGGTCGATGACAAGGGCGGCGCACTGCTCGCCCGCGACCAGGCCGACGCCTCGGTGTTCAACGCCGAATTCGGCTCCGAAGTCTCCATGCTTCTGATCAAGGCCATGGGCGCGCAAACCGACCTGCCCGAGACGATCAAGAAAATCATCGAAGGCGCCACCATCAAGACCTCGACCGCCGTGCTGGCCATGGTCAACACGGTGGTGGGCGGCGTCGAAAACCTGCGCACGGCGCTGGACCACTTGCCCTTCGCCGAACTCGGCACGCTGTCATTCGACGCAGCCTCGGGCCTGATCGAACTCTCCGGCGGCCTGGACGCGCTGAAGACCAACCTCGGCAGCTACCTGGACAACTTTTACTCAGTCGAAGAAAAGCGTGTCCAGACCGCCAAGAACATCGCGGAAGTCCTAAACGCCGCCGGCGGCGCCATCACCGGCGATCAAGTCGGCAGCACCTCGCGCGAGCAGTTCCGGGCACTTGCCCAAGCGCAAGACCAGGAGACGGAGTCCGGCCGCAAGATGTACGCCGCACTGCTGTCAGTCAACGCCGCGTTTGCCAGCATCACGCCAGAAGCAAAAGACGCTGCAGCCGCGATTGCCGACGCGGCCGCCGCGCTGAAAACCCTGCTCGACGCCGCCACCAGCAACGCCGACGCCGCCTACGCGGCCCTGGAACGCGCCGTCGCCGCCCAGCGTGTAGGGCTTGAATTGACGCGCGACCTGGCCAGCGAGCAGGTCGATGCTATCCAGTCAGTATTTGACACGCTAAAGACCAATGTGCAGGCGCTCTACGGCCAAGTCGCCAGCACCGCCGCCATGCAAACCGCCCAAGGCAATGCCTTCATTGAGCAAGCCCTGGCCGCCGCCCAAAGCACCGGCTACCTGCCCGACAGCTCGGCCCTGGGTGATGCCATCAGCGCCGCACGCTCAGGCGCCGACAGCGCAATCTACGCATCCCAGGTAGACGCCGACTTTGCCCGCCTGGTGCTGGCCGGCAAACTGAGCCAGCTGCAGGACATCAGCGGCGACCAGCTCACCGAAGCGCAGCGGGCGCTGCGGCTTGCAGAAAGCCAGCTGACGGCGCTGGATGACATCCTGACCCATGCGCAGGCCCAGCTTGACGCCGCCAACGGCATCAACACCTCGGTGCTGACGGTGACGCAGGCGCTCAACGCCTTCGCCGCCTCCATCACCGCCCTGGTGGCGGAGCGCACGGCGCAAGACCTGCCGACGTCGACCGTCGCCGCCGCGCAAGCCGGCTTGGCCGCCAGCTCATCAACCCTGATGGACAACGTGAGCAGCTACGGCGCAGCCCATGGACCTGATGCCTACTACTTCACCAAGGGTGTCAACGACTTAGCCTCCACGCTGGCGATGGGCGACATGCTGGGTGAGCTGATGGGCAAGACGGCCGCTCAGGCGATCTTGGACACGACCGGGCACACCGTGGCGTACTGGACAGAAGCAAACCGTCAGTTTGACGCAGGCCTCGCGCCCACCACCTCCTCGATCAAGGGCTTCGCCGCCGGTGGCGATCACGCGGGCGGCCTGCGCATCGTCGGCGAACGGGGTATCGAGCTGGAGGCCACCGGCCCATCGCGCATCTGGAACGCCGATCAAACCCGCTCCATGCTGCAAAGCGGCGGCTCGGACAACAGCGAGTTTGTGGCTGAAATGCGCCTGCTGCGTGAATCCAATGAGGCCATGCGACGTGAGCTGGAAAAGATTGCAAGAAGCACCGGCAGCACCGACAGCACCCTGCGAAACGTGACCCAAAACGGCACATCACTGAATGCCACCCTCGTATGAACGTCATCCCACCTCTTGCCATCACCGATGCCCGGCTGACCTCCAGCACCGTCGTGGAGGTGGCGCCCGCAGCCTATGCTGGCGGCACCACCTATGCCCTCAACGCCACCGCCAGCGTGGCCGGCGCGGCCGGGTTGATCACCGTTTACAAATCGCTGCAAGCCGGCAACATCGGCCACGCCCCGGCCAGCTCGCCCACCTGGTGGGTGAGCATCGGCGACACCTACCAGGTCTACGCCGGTGCCACAACCTACGCCCTGGCGGACTACGTGCTCGACGCGACGGCGCATCTGGTTTACCGCTCGGTGGTGGCGGGCAATGTCGGCCAGGCGCTGACCGACACCACCAAATGGCAGTTGATCGGCCCCAGCAACCGGCACGCCATGTTTGACCTCAAGCGCAACACCGCCACCATCGTGCCGGGCTCGCTCACCGTGGTGCTCACCACTGGCGTGCGCGTCAACTCGTTCATGGTGAGTGGCATGGTGGCCAATGCCGCCGTGGTGACGGTGAGCAGCGGCGGCGTCACCGTCTACACCCGCACTTACGACCTCAACACCCGAGAAGTGCTGGACTGGTATGACTACTACTTTGCGCCGTTTTCGACCCAGCCCAGCCTGATCGAATTCGACTTGCCGCCGTACACCAACGCCGTCATCACCGTGACGCTATCGGCCACGTCGGGCAACGTCGAGTGCGGCGCCTGCTCCATCGGCACCTATGAATTCATCGGCGATGTGGAGTACGACGCCGAATCCGACGTGCTCAACTTTTCCACCGTCACGCGCGATTTTGACGGTGGCACCAGCGTCATGGTGCCCCGGCGCAATGTGCCGCGCACCGTGCAGAGCATCTTTGTCGACAAGACCCGCGTCAACCGTGTGCGTGCGCTGCGTGATGCGCTCGGCGGTGAGCCAGCCATCTATGCCGGGCTGATCGACAGCGGCGACGGCTATTTCGAGTCGCTGCTGATCGTCGGTTTTTACAAGCGCTTTTCGATCAGTCTCAAACACCCCACCAAAGCAATCATCAGCCTCGAGCTGGAGGAAGTCTAACCATGGCCCTGACCCCACCCCCGACCGCGCCCACCACGGCGGACCCGACCACCTTTGCTGCGCGTGCCGATGCGCGCATTGCCTGGGAGTCGGTCAATGTGGCTGAGCTGGAGGCGTTTCAAGCCGCACTAACATCCATCGCCGCCGGTACCGCGTTCGCGATCCCCTACACGTTCAGCACGACCACAACGGATGCCGACCCCGGCGCGGGGTATCTGCGCCTCGATAACGCAACGCAGAATCTGGCGACCACGATCCGCGCAGATTTGGCTGGCGCGGACGGTTCGACATGGACCGACGTGCTCAATCTGATTGACGATAGTACGAGTGCCATCAAAGGATTCGTCATGCTGCAAAAGCTTGGCGATGCGACCAAATGGCTACTATTCAGCGTGTCGGCCCTTGCGTTGCCGTCCGGCTACAAAAACATCATGGTTGCCGTCGTCGCGTCCAGTGCTGCAAGTCCGTTCGCCAATGGCGATTCGCTGATTTTCAAGTTTACGCGGAATGGCGACAAGGGCGACGCGGGTGCGGCGGCGACGCTACCGATTGTGGCGGCGGGCGGAACTGTGGACGCAATTACCGCCGACTTCAGTCCCAATTTGACGCTGACTGATAAAACGCTTTGCTTCGTGGTCTGCGCGGGAGCTAACACCCTGACGAATCCGACGTTTGCGCCGGACGGATTGACGGCGCAAACGATTACTGCGCGGGGCGGCGCTGCGTTAAATGTCGGCGATATTCCGGCTGGCGGCTTTGTCGCGATATTTGAATATAACTTGGCGGGTACGTGCTGGGAGCTTCTGAACCCATCCGCTTCCAGCGCGGGTGATCATCGGATAATACTTGCTACCGGAAACGGCTTCGGCTCGACGAATACAAAAATACGTAGATTTACCACGACGGTGACTAGCACAGGCACCGCTATATCGTATGCCGATAGCGCGGCCAATGGCGCGACTTTCACGATTAATGCAGCCGGGCTTTATGCGATCACCTCGGTGGAGGAATCGGCGGGCGACAACCCTTTCGGCATATCGGCAAACTCCGCAGAGTTGACCACCAACATTCAATCCGCAACAACCGTAAGTCGATTGATTGCGTCAACGACCCGTGCGTCCAGTATCCCATCGGCAGTTAGTGTCACCGCTCGACTTGCGGTTAATGATGTCATTCGCGCTCATAGCAACGGAAACCTAACTAACGGCAACACCTGCCGTTTTTCAATCGTGAAGGTTGGATCATGAAACTCTTGGTAAATGCGCCATTCGGCAGGCAGGAGCTGATTGAAGTGGGCGAGGGCGGCGGTTACTTCGACCCGGCCCGCGTCTTGTGGGACGAGCGCGTCGACGGCCCGCTGCCGGAAACCACGATGGGCGGAATGGTGCGGGTGGGCGGCGCTTTGGTGCTTGATGCTGCGATTCTGGCAGCGTCGGTCGCCATAGTGAGAGACGCCGCCAAGGCTGACAAATGGGAAGCCATCAAAGCCGAGCGCGACCGTCGCACCCAAACGGGCGGCTACTACGTCGCGCCGCACTGGTACCACTCAGACACTTTCTCGCGCACGCAACAACTCGGGCTGGTCATGCTGGGCGTCAACATCCCATCGGGCACGCTCTGGAAAACGCTGGACAACGGCCTGATTGCGATGACGCAGACGCTTGCCGGCCAGATTTTCGGCGCGGCGGCGGCCAGTGACATTGCCATTTTCGCGGCGGCACAAACGCACAAGGCGGCTATGGAAGCCAGTGCGGACCCGACGGCCTACGACTTCTCGGGCGGATGGCCGGTGATGTATGAGGCGGCACCGTGAAGGTTGCCTTCTACAAATCCACCCGCCCCGGCATTGCGGGCATCTACAACCGGTTAGTGCGCTGGTGGACGCGCAGCCCGTACAGCCATGCCGAATTGATTTTCAGCGACGGATGGGCCGCGTCGTCCTCCTTTGCGGATGGCGGCGTTCGCTTCAAGCGCATCGACTTCGACCCGGCGCATTGGGATTTTGTTGAGATTGACGGGAATGAGGCGGCTCCGCGCCAGTGGTTCCATGCCCATGATGGCGACCTTTACGACCTGTGGGGCAATGTCGGCTTTGTTGTCGGCCCCGTGCCTGACGACCCCGACAAGAGATCCTGCGCCGAAAGCATCGCGGCGGCGCTGGGTTATGCCGAAAGCTGGCGCTACAGCCCGGCCATTTTGCACAGCGCGCTATCCAACCTAAACCACAGTGCAGCCTTTGAGCTTTTGGCCATAAAAGGAGCCGCGTAAAACATGAACAACAACGCCTCAGACTTCATCTCGCTGTCGATATTTATCGCGGCGCTGATTTTCAGCCAGGAGGCAGCGGCCATCGTCGGACCCTACGTGGCGATCATCGCGGCCGCATCCATCGGCGCATCGTTTGCCTTGGCCCGGCGCGATAAAGCGACCCGCACCGGCGCGGCCGTGTTTTTTGCCCGGGTCGTGGGTCTGGCGGTGCTGCTGACCGTGGTGCTGGCGCAAATCGCCAGTGCCTATTACCCGGCGATCCATGAGCGCTTGATGCTGATCCCGATCGCGCTGCTGGTCGGCTTTATCGGCGACGAGTGGCCGCGCCTGCTGGACAAGGTCTTGGCAAAGTTGCTGGGCCTGATTGACTTTTTCCGCAAGGGCCAGCCATGAACGAGCTCTATCTTTTCGCCCTGGCCAATGCGGCCTTGTGTGCCTGTGTGCTGATGATTTCAGTGTGTCGACTCAACGGGATGCACGGCAGCGTGCTGCTGCGGGTGCGCAGCGAATACGCCGGGTATATCGGCGCGGCGGTGCTGTCAGCGCTGCAGCCGTGGTGGGGCGAGTGGCCGCAGTGGGGCAGCGTCGGCATGGCCAGCGCCTTGCTGCTGGGCCTGCTGTGCAGCAGCCACGCCTGGCACGGCGACCGGGCGCCGGCAGTGGCAACGGACCGGGGTGATTTACGCAACATGGACGGGAGCGCGATATGAAACCAACCCTCACAGACCAAGACTTCACAGACGCCGCCGCCGAGCTGGTGTGCGAAGTGGCGGCGATCCGCGCAGTGTGCCAAGTGGAGGCGCCCAAGGGTGGCTTCAATCCGGACGACTCTCCAGCCACGCTGTTCGAGGGCCACAAGTTCTACAAATACACGGCGGGCCGGTTCGCGGTGCAGGCGCCGGATCTGTGCTTCAAGGTCTTGACGCGTGCGCACTACGGCAAGACCTGGCAGCAGGAGCAGGCCCGGCTGCAGCGCGCCATGGAGTTGGACCGCGAGGCAGCGCTGAAATCGGCGAGCTGGGGTAAGTTCCAGATCATGGGTTTTAACCATGCGATGGTCGGCTTTGCGTCGGTGCAGGCGTTTGTCAACGCGATGTATGTCGGCGAGCGCGAACAGCTGCTGGCCTTTGTGCGCTATGTGCAGACGGCTGGGCTGGCCCCCGCTTTGCGCCGGCGTGACTGGGCCGCGTTTGCCCACGGCTACAACGGGCCGGCGTATGCGGACAACGACTACGACGGCAAGATGGCGAAGGCGTTCGCCGGGTTTGAGGTGCTGGCGTGAGTCTCGATAAAGCAATCCAGCACGGAAAAGAGCATCGTAAAGGCTACCGCACGCGCGGAAAGGCGGGAGAGAACGACAAGACCTGCCGGCCGCACGGGTCGTGCACGCACTGCGAGCGAAATCGAAAGTTTGGCTTTCGTCGGCTGGTCGCGCTGTCAGCTGGGCGCGATTTACTCAGTGAGGTGCTTGCGTGAGCGCGCTAGCCTGGCTCAATCCGGCGCGCTGGCTGATGCTGCTCGCGGCCGTGGGGGCGCTGACGCTGGGTTACTACGCCTGGGCGGATCATCAGCAAGGCATCGGTGATGCTCGCGCCACCGTGCGCTGGACTGCAGCCCTTGAAAAACAGAAGGGTGAAGCGGCCCGTGTGCTGGCGGTCGAGCGGGCCAAGGTGGCGGCCGTCGAGCTGGCGCTGCAGGACATCAAAAACACTCAGGAGTTGCAAGATGCGGGACATCAAAAAACAGTGGCGGGCCTGTCTGCTCGTCTGCGTGACCTCGCTGGCCCTGCTGGGCGGCTGCGCGACCCTCACGCCGCCGGATGTGGGGGCGGTGGTGGTGGCACCCCGGGTGCAGTTGCCAGCGCCACCGGTGATCGTGCAGACGACGCAGGCGAAGCCTTCGGGTTACTTTCAGCGCAGCTTTCTGGACTACTTCGAGAGCGGCTCCGAGAGGCCGATGACATCAACAACGCCTACGCCAGCTGCAGGGCTGACGCCTTCGCGGTGAGAGTAGCTCCATGATGGACAATGCAAAAC